TCACCCAGAAATCGTCTGCCGCTGCTCGCTCCACTCCACCGGAAATTGGCTCATCAGGGCGTCCAACTGTAGCCCGGCCGGCTGCCAACCGGCCAGGATCTCCTCGACCAAGTCAGGCTTTAGGAGGGTCAGCCGCAGTACGCGACCCACGTAGGACTCGTTGATCTTCTCAGCCCTGGCGATCTCGCGAATGGTGGCATACTCCCCGCTCTCCAACATGTTGCGCCAGCGGAATGCCCGAGCGATGGCCTTGACCATGGCGTTGTCGACATGCCGGGTGCTTGGCGCGGCAGTAACTTCGGCACCGCCGGGCGCAAGCACGAGCTTTCGCCCACCGCGCCTGCGGATCGCAATCGGCACACGCACGGTGACAGTGCGCGCATCGACGCGTGGACGGGGCTCGGTCATTACGCTGCCCTCCGAGATTCCGGCCGGACAGCACGCAAATCGGCGAACAGATTCGTCAGCCCATCGGTCCGTAGCCGGATATCAGCCCCGTCCGGGCTGACATCGACGCGTTCCACGAGCAGTTGCACGATCCGCGCCTGCTCGGCGGGGAAGAGTTCATCCCAAAGTGGGTCGAGCCGGTGCAACGCCTCGCGCACCTCGGCCTCGGACATATCGCCCAACGATTTTGCCGCACGCCACGTGCCGACAATGATCTCGGGCGTGCGCAGGAGGCCGCGCAGCTGATCGACGACAGCGCTTTCGATCTCGGCCGCCGGGACCCGCCGAACCGTGCACGCGTCGGCATCGCGTTTGAGCACGTCGGTCGAGACATAATAACGATAGAGCTTGCCACCCTTGCGCGTATGCGCCGGGGTCATCGCCCTGCCGGTCGGCCCAAAAATCAGGCCTTTGAGCAAGGCTGGTGTCTGGGCCCGGGTGTTTGCAGCGCGCTTGCGCGGGCTCTCGCGCAGGACGGTGTGGACGCGGTCCCAGAGGGTCCGGGCAATGATTGCCTGGTGCTCGCCGGGATAAGCTACGCCCTTGTGCACGGCCTCGCCGATGTAAACTCGGTTGTTGAGCAGCTTGTAGACATAACCCTTGTCGATCAGCTTGCCCTGTTTGCCGCGAACATTTTCAGCCCGGAGCTTCCGCACCAGTTCGGTTGCCGAGCCGATCTTGATGAAGCGCTCGAAGATCATCCGGACTGTTGCCGCTTCGGCCTCATTGACGACCAGCTTGCGGTCCTTGACGTCATAGCCGAGCGGGACGAAACCGCCCATCCACATCCCCTTCCTGCGCGATGCCGCAAACTTATCGCGAATGCGCTCGCCGATCACCTCGCGCTCGAATTGGGCAAAGCTGAGAAGGATGTTGAGTGTCAGCCGGCCCATCGATGTCGTGGTGTTGAACGACTGGGTGACACTGACGAAGGTGACGCTGTTACGGTCGAACACCTCGACGAGCTTGGCGAAATCCATCAGCGCGCGGCTGAGCCGATCGATCTTGTAGACGACGATGACGTCGACGCGCCGATCCTCGATGTCAGCGAGCAACCGTTTCAGCGCCGGCCGCTCCAGGGTCGCGCCAGAGATCCCGCCATCATCGTAGCGGTCCGGCACCAGCACCCAGCCCTCGGGCTTCTGGCTTGCGATATAGGCCTCGCAAGCCTCGCGCTGGGCGTCGAGCGAGTTGAACCCCTGCTCCAGCCCCTCCTCGCTCGACTTGCGGGTATAGACCGCGCAGCGAAGCTTGCGCACGATCGGCTTCTTCATCGCGCCACCCGCTGGTTCTTCAGCCCGAAGAAGACGCGCCCGTTCCATTGCGTGCCAGTAATCGCGCGGGCGATGGCCGAGAGCGATCTGTAGGGGCGCCCCTGATATTCGAAGCCCTCGTCGCACACGGTCACGCAGTGCTCGATGCCCTGGTATTCGCGGATCAGCCGGGTGCCGGCGATGGGGCGATCATGATCGGCGCGGCGTCGCCGCACATCCACCTTGCCGCCGTCGAGCGTCTCCGCCAGCTCACGGAGGCGTCGCACTGTCTCGGGCTTCAGGCCACCATAGGCCAGTTCCTGAATCCGGTAGGCCAGCCGATGCTCCAGAAACCGCCGGTTATACGGTGGCGGTTCGCTCTCGAAGAGATCGCGCCATTTCTGCTTCAGCGCGCCGATCGGCGCAGTTTTCAAGTGGGCCAATTGGGCCAGTACGGTGTCGGTCAATCCGAGCCTCCATGCGACGACGTAAGACGGTCGGCATGACTGCTCTGGTGGCCGGCACAGTCGAGCGAACTGTCTCCGCTGTGCGGAGATAAAGAAGTTGACTGTCGGGCTCGGAGCCGTATGAGGCCGGCCGCTAGGATTTCGGCGACTTCAGCGAGGCGCTCGGCGGCCGTCATGTGCCGTGGATCGAGGGCGTTGCTCATGCCCGTTTAGTAGGGCCGCCGAGCTCCAAACGCTCCCACGAGGCCGGAAGCTTGATCGAAACGCTCGCTTTTGCAGAGGCTTAAACCCGCCGGCACGGAATTGCGTGACAGGTTAATTTTCCTCTGGACTCCAGCCGTCGCTCGTGAGAACAAATAGAGAACATTACGAGAGGGCCGAATGCCTTTTGTACAGGTCGCGTATCGACACTCTTCTACCGGTCAGCCGTCCGGACTGACCCTGGCCGATGTCTGGCAGGTTGCACAGCGAATCCGGGTTCAAATTCGCGAGGAGCGCCTTAACCGCTGCCTACCGGTCGAAGCGGTCGTCGACCGGCTGACCGAGATCGAGGTCAACGGGCTGCAGTTCGAGACATCTTGGGATCTCGATCATCCGGTCAAGAACGCCGCCGGCAAACCGGTGATGGGCGTCACCGAGTACGACAACGCGTGCCCCCGCTGCGTGATGGTGTCGGTGAACGGTCCGATGCTGGCCAATGCGGAAACCCTGCTGCGCTCCACCATCGCCCATGAGATTGGTCACGTGGTGTTCGACGCGCCCGGTTGGCTTCTGACGCCGCCGGCGGGACCCGTTTCCTCGCGCTTCAGCTGGTCCCCGAAGACACGGGATCCCCGCGAATTGCGAGCAAACGAGTTCATGGGGGCGTTGCTCGCACCACCCTCATTACTGAAAGTCGACCTGCAGCGGCAGGCCAAGCGTCAGCGAATTCCGGCTGGTGCCCGACCATCGCGGGTCATCTCCGGCGCGCCAGCTTATGACGGCCGAAAGCTCGACCGTGATGCCGTCGAGGAGATCATCTTCAACCTCGCCGAAAGCTACGGCGTCTCGGAAAGTTTTATGCGTGTGAGGCTCGACCGGTACGATCTGCTGCGGACCGGCGGCTCCTGGGATGCCCGTTGAAGGAGTGTCGTATGTCGTCATTTGGATCATGGTTCCGGGCTGAGCGCGAGAAAGCGGGCCTGTCCTTAAAGGAGCTCGCCACCTCGATCGGCATCTCGCAGGCCTATTGGTCGCGCATCGAACGCGGGCTCGAGCTCGCGCCAAAGGATGCGCTGATTATCGCGGCCTGCGAGCGGCTCGGTCTGAAAACCGTCGACCAGGCCTTCATCGAAGCCCAGCGTCTGCCGCCTGATATGCAAGGCGATCTGGAATTTGCGGTGTCGCTCTATCGCGAATTCAAGTCCCGCGGTCCCAGCTAACCCACTCTCCCGCTCCGAAGCTGACCGTTGCTGAACTCTCTTAACCCGCGCCTCCCGCGGGAACGGAGAAGCCTTGTCTGTTTGCTGCCTAATCAAAAAAACAGAGGAATGCTCCATGTCCGACGCCGCCGTCATCGTTGTTGAACAGCAGGACAGCGCCCTCGATGACCGGCAGTTGCGCGTCATGATGGCGGCAGCCGCCTATCATGCGCGCAGGGTCGCACGCATCATGCGGCTCGGCGAGGCCGAACGGGAGGATGCCGAGCAGGACATCGTGGTTGCGCTTCTTGAGCGGCGCCGCTTCTTCGATCCTTCAAGGGGCGCGTGGTCGTCGTTTGCCGACCGGGTCGCCCGGCAAGCCGCGCAGGGCGTCGCCGACGAGATCGGCGCCGACCGCCGCGGTCGCGCAGCATCGCTCGATGCGCTCACCGACGATGATCAGACACCAGCACTGCGCGACGCCATGGAGGCTCAGTACGTCTCAGCCCCGGATTTCGACCTGCCTCTCTCAATCGCGCAGTTTGTGAACGGGCTTCCGGAGGAGTTGGCACATGTTGCGGGACTCGTGCTGCGCGCAGAAGGCGAGATCGCGGATGCGCAACGACGTTCCGGATTGGCGAACAGCGAATTCTTTCGACGCCTTCGTGAAATCCGCGTCCAGCTCGTCCTGGCCGAGCTCGTGCGAAAGCGGCTCGGTTCTGATGACGATCGTCCAGCGGTCAGCGCAGAGATGGAACTGACCCCTTGGGAGTGATCGCAGGGCTCGTTCGCTACATAGAGGCCGAGAGCAGCTTGAGGGGTCGAACGATCCGTCGGGTTCCGGACTGAAGATCCGAAGTCACGCCAATCGAAGGTCATAACGGCCGTGCGCCTGCGCAGCCGAACGGAAGAGATATGCCGATGCTTCATCAACCGAAGATGTCCCATGCGCCAGCGCCGATCCCCCAATGCCACACAGCGCTCATTGACGAGAATGCGTTTGTGGACTGGCTGATCGATGCCAGGCCCGGACACCGCATCATCTATTATCGGGGTCATCTCGCTCACGATCGGATGCCCAGCGCGCGAGTGATGGATAACCGGTCGAGAGCCGTGGTTCACACCGTCTCGAACCGCGTGATGACGAGCGCGGATAAGGGATTGGTGCTCCCGGTCCAGCGCCGCCTTGGTCCTGGCGATTACCTCTACATCGCAGTCAAGGCGCGGCCGCCCCGCGCGGCTGAACACCGCTCCAAGTTCTTGATGCTGTCGATCGGCAACAACTTTCCAGCCGTTAGCCGAGCGATCGCCATGCCGGCCCTGCTTGCAGCGTGATGGAGGGACTTGAAATGCAGAAGCTCGCTTTCCTGACCGAGCATGTCCGAAGTCTTCCCGTCTCGCAGATCGCGGAGCTGTCCGCGCCGGAACTCGCCTGTGTCCTCGACGATCTCGCCGAACAGCGCGCGGCATTCGTGCTGATCGAGGACAAGGTTCGCTCTGCCCTTGATCTCAAATACGGAGCTCGCGCCAAACAGCGCCGGGCCGAAGAGGGAAAGGACACTGGCACAATCCGCTTTGAGGACAACGGTTTCATCGTCATCGCTGATCTACCCAAGCGGGTGAGCTGGGATCAGGACAAACTTCGGCACGCCGCGGAAATCATCCGTACCGGCTGGGGCGATAATCCTTCGGACTACGTCAAGACCAAGTTCGATGTCTCGGAGGCGGCCTTCGCCAACTGGCCTCGGCCGGTGCGCGAACTGTTCATGCCGGCGCGCATGGTGAAAACCGGCAAAGCCTCGTATCGGGTCGAGCCGCTCAAGGGAGGCTTGTGATGGCGCTGCGGATCATCACTGCCGACGAGCGCCTGTCCGGGGCCGGTGCCAAGACCACGATGGCTATCTTCGGGCCGAGCGGCGCCGGCAAGACCTCGCTGCTGAGGACATTGCCGCCTGAGGAGACGCTGTGCATCGATCTCGAGGCCGGCATGAAATCCGTGCAGGACTGGCGGGGCGATAGCATCGCGGTGCGCACCTTCTCCGACGCGCTTGATATCGGGTGCCTCGTAGGCGGCGTCAATCCTGCGGCCGATCCGTCGAGCTTCTTCTCGGAGGGGCATTACCGGCATCTCGCCGAGAGCTATCCCGATCTGGTCGGCATGATCGCAGAAAAGCGCATCATCTTTGTCGACAGCATTACCGATCTGACCCGGCAAGCCATGGCCTGGGCGAAGATGCGACCGGAAGCCTTCTCGGACAAGACCGGCAAGCCGGATACTCGCGGCGCTTATGGGCTACTCGCGCGCGAGGTGATCGCCCTTCTCAAGCATCTGCAGCACGCACCAGGCAAGACGGTGATCTTCGTCGGCATTCTCGAACGCGTCACCGACGAGTTCAACCGCGTGACCTGGCAACCGCAAATGGAGGGCGGCAAGGCTGCGCGCGAACTTCCCGGCATCGTCGATCAGGTGATCACGCTCAGTCTGTTTGCTCCCGACGGCGACGCATGGCGGCATGACCCAGAGCGCGGCGATGTCCGCCGCCTGGTTTGCCGCTCCGGCAACCCCTTTGGTCTGCCGGCGAAAGATCGCAGTGGTCGTCTCGGCATCACCGAGCCACCGGACCTCGGCGCGCTCCTCACCAAGATCAATGCCACCAGCAAAGGATGACGAGCCATGAGCTTCGACATGAATGACGCCGAACCGCAGAAGAGCGGCGAACTGATCCCCGACGGCACCTTCGCCAAGGTGACCATGACCATCCGACCGGGCGGAATCGATGGCGAGGGAGAAATCGACCGCGGTTTGCTCCGCGCGTCCAAGGATCCGTCCAGCGATGTGCGCATGCTCGACTGCGAGTTCACGGTGCTGGAAGGGCTGCACGCCAAGCGCAAGTTCTGGCAGATGTTCACGGTCCAGGGCGGCAAGGTCGATGAGAGCGGTGTTTCGATCGCCTGGAAAATCTCCAAGAGCACGTTCCGCGCCATGATCGACAGCGCGCTCGGGCTCGACCCGCAGGACATGAGCGACGCGGCCAAGCAGAAGCGCATCCTGCGCGGTCTTGCCGACCTCGGCGGTATCACCTTCATCGCAAAGGTTAAGGTCGAGGCCAGCGAGGATCCTCGTTACGGCGACCAGAACCGTCTCGACCGCGTGGTGCTGCCGACCGAGAAGGAATGGAAGCCTGTCATGGACGGCAACGACGTGCCGGCGAGCCCGAGCCGTTCGCGCGGCGCCACACCGAAGTCGGCGCAACCGGCATGGTCTGGAGTGGCCCCACAGAGAGGTCAACTTGTGCAATCGCCGCCTGCGCACGCCTCCGCTGCCCCGGCCTGGGGTACTGCGCCGGCCGCAGCGCCAAAACCTGCCGGACCCGCATGGCTCAATGGCTGAACCATGACAGCTGAAGAATGGCAGGCCCACACCACGCATGAAGCAGCATTGGCGATCGGCGAATGGCTCGAGGCAAGAGGAAGGCTGCATCAGCCAATCCGCTCTTTGACCATGCGCGAGCTCGAGGCGATCGCGCAAAATGCCATCAGCCGTTTCATTGTCCTGACCTCGCAACGCATTGCGGAACGCCCAAACGACTGCGTGTCGCGCAGGTTCTCGACACTGCTCCTGGGGTGAGGGTCTGCGCCATCTGCGGCCGGGCGGCACGTGGCTTCTACTACACCCATGAACTGCGGCCGGACCGCTATCCGACCTTCGCATTCTGCTCACACCGCTGCCAGCGCGCTGGAGCCGCCATCGCAAAAGGAAACAAGGGGATGATCGACAAGTCGGACATGGAGCAGCGAGCGATCAAGGACGCGCGCCGCTTCCTCGCCGAAGTGCTGACGGAATTGAACCTGATGGCGCCCTTCCATGACCGGAGCCCGAACGAGATCGATCGCATCATCGAGGCCTGCGTCGACGGTTTCCAGGACTCGATGCAGCGCCAGTCGCTCAACGGCGATATTCCATTTTGAGGCAGCGCCGATGATCGATCTCAATTCCGGATCAGGTCTCGTCTACGGTCGCGGACTGCCCGCAGCAGCAGCACCCGCCCAGCGGATCAATGCGCTGATCGACAAGGCATTGGTGGAACAGACAGGCCGCCAGTCTCCCCGTGACTATCTCGGCGGCAGCCGCATCGGCGAGCCATGTACGCGAAAGCTCGTCTACGAACTCACCAACACATCGGTCGATGAAGGCAAAGGCTTCGGGGGTCAGACGCTCCGCATCTTCGATGCCGGCCACCAATTCGAGGCGCTGGTGGTGCGCTGGCTGCGCAAAGCCGGCTTTGATCTGCGCGACCGGGGACAGGACGGCCGACAGTTCGGCTTCTCGATCGCCGGCGGACGCATCCGCGGCCACATCGACGGCGTGATCGTCGCAGGTCCCGACGTCGGAATCGCCTGGCCGGCGCTCTGGGAGCATAAGACGCTCAACGCGAAGTCCTGGACCGATCTCGTCAAGCGAGGCGTCCAGCTTTCAAAGCCGGTCTACTACGCCCAGCTGCAGGTCTACATGGCCTATATGGAGCTCGGCTCGGCGCTGTTCACCGCGCTGAACAAGGACAACCAGTCACTGCATCACGAGGTCGTGCCGTTCGACGCCTCTGCTGCCCAGGCGCTGTCCGACAAGGCCGTTGAGATCGTTCGAACCGCGCAGGCAGGCGAATTACCACCCCGCATCGCCCAGAACGCCGACTTTTATCTCTGCCGCTGGTGCGCCTATGCACAGCGCTGCTGGGAGGGCGGGCTATGACCTTCACGCCATCCCCCCAGCAGGCTTCCGCCATCGGTGCCATCGTCGATTGGTATCGCGACCCGCATCGCAAGAAGCCTGTATTCCGACTGTTCGGCTATGCCGGATCAGGGAAGAGTACAATTACCCGGCATGTCATCGAGGCACTCGGCCTCTCGCCCATGAGCCGCGATGGCAGCGCCAAGGGCGGCGTGTTGTTTGCCGCCTACACCGGTAAGGCTGCGCTGGTAATGACGCGCAAGGGCACTCCCGCCTCGACCATCCATGGTCTGATCTATCGGGTCTCGGAGGCAACGGCAGAAGAGATCGCGCGCGTTGAACAGGAAGCGGCAGACATTCGAGTAAAACTCGGGACGCTCCCGCCAGCAGAACTGCTGTTCGCCATGGAGCGGCTCAAGCGGCTCGAACTTCGCCTCGCCGATGTGCATCAGCCCCGATTTCTGCTCAACGAACAGTCGCTGGTGCGCGATGCCGATCTGATCGTGCTCGATGAGGTGTCGATGGTCGGGCCTGAGATGGCTGCAGACCTGCTCGCCTTCGGCAAACCCATCCTGGTGCTCGGCGATCCCGGCCAATTACCGCCAATCAAGGGCGCCGGCGCATTCACGGATGTCACGCCCGACGTGATGCTGACAGAAATCCATCGGCAGGCTGGCGAAAGCGCCATCATTCGCCTGGCCACCATGGCCCGGCAGGGCCTGCCGATTCCTTACGGCGCCCATGACCAGCATGTCTGGAAGATGCGCCGGACCGATCTCACCGCCAAACAGCTGCTGCGTGGTGGTCAGGTGATCTGCGGCCGCAACGCCACACGGATCCAGCTCAACGCCGCCATGAAGCATGCCGCGGGCTTTTGCGCTCCGCACCCCATTGGCGGAGACGAGAGGATCATCTGCCTCAAGAACCGACATGACCTCGGCCTCGTCAACGGCATGTTCGTGTCGCTCACCGACATCCGCCATGAAGACCAGCTCTCCTTCAGCGCGTCAGTGACCACCGAGGATGGCGTAACAATCGCTGGAAGGCACCGATTTTATAAAGGTCACTACGACGATCATGTGGCCTTCGACAGCGATCGCCTTCGCCGCGACTGGAAGGAGATGCGCGGCTTGATCGAAACGGTCTGGGGCTACGCTATCACCTGCCATAAGGCTCAGGGCAGTTCCTGGCCGCATGTCGTTGTCTTCGACGATGGGCTCGGCCGCACGGCCGAGGATCGATCGCGCTGGCTTTATACCGCGATCACGCGAGCAGAATGGGGGCTTGCGATCCTTGATTGATCTCAACGATACCCGTCCGCCGCCAGCGCCGCAGATCCGCTACGACCTTGACGCCATCGTAGAGCTGCTGCGCGCGAGCGCGCACGCTTGGGTGCCGCGGCTGTTTCCGAACGGCAGGCGAGCAGGTGAAGAATGGCGGCTCGCCAATATCAAGGGCGCGGCGCCTCGCAAGCAGGGCAGCTGCGTCATTGCGCTTAGCGGCGATCATGCCGGGGATTGGCACGAGTTTGACGGCGGCCAGGGCGGTGGGCCGCTCAGCACCATAGAGGCAGCAACAGGGCTCAATGGTCGCGATCTGTTTGCGCATGCCGCCGACCTGGCGGGATGGTCGCCCGGCGCGCCGATCCGTCAGGCGGCGCCGCCGACGGCCGCCGTGGATCGCGACGCCGAGACAGCGCGCGAGATCGTCTTCATCCTCAATCACGCTCAGGCGCTCGGCAACTCGCCGGCGGCTGCCTATCTGCACGACCGCGGTCTTTTCCTGCCGGAGAGTGCCGACCTTCTATTCCATTCCGACCTGACACATTGGGAGACAAAGACCGGCTACCCGGCCATGCTCGGCCTTGTGCGCAACGGCGCCGGCGACATCATCGCGCTGCACCGCACCTACCTGCACGTCGATCCGAACGACCCCGGCAAGGTAACGAAGGCGCCGGTGCCGAAGCCGCGCATGGTCCTGGGCAAGAACGGTACGGGCGCGGTAAGGCTTTCCGGGCTGAACGAGAACAACGTCCTTGGGCTGTCCGAAGGAATCGAGTCCGGCCTCGCTGCAATGACCGCTTGTCCGGATCTGTCGGTGTGGGCGACGCTCTCCACATCCGGGCTCGAGCAGGTCATCCTGCCGGCTGGCGCCAAGCGGATCCTGATCCTCGCCGATCATGACGCGTCAGGCGCCGGCCTTCGTGCCGCCGAGACTGCGGCACGCCGGCTGCGCGGCGAAGGCCGCGAGGTTTCTATCGTTTTGCCGCCGCAGGAGGGCGACGACTTCAACGATCTGCTGCTGCGCGACGGGCCGCAAGCCGTGCGCGATGTGATCGAATTCGCGTTACGCCCCGAGGTCAGTGACGATGCATCGTCGGCGGTCGGTCAGCACCGACCGCTGAATTATGCTCTCCCGGATTCTTCCCTTCCGCTGATGCGCGCCGACGAGGGTGACCTCGCCCGCGCCGTCGACCGAGCCTGGAGCCTGCTCCTTGGCTCCAATCGCACGCCCTGGCTGTTTCGGTACGCGGGGCTGGCAACCTGGGTCGTGCCAGACGACGAGGGCCGTCCCGTGGCCGTTGCACTCACCGACGAGCGGCTGCGTCATATGCTGGCCCGACTTGCGGATTGGCGACGCCTCAATGCCAAGGGCGAGCTCGTGCCAACCCATCCGCCGACGGCGCTCGTCAAATCGATCCTGGCGACACCAGATCCCGGGCTGCCGGTGCTGGTCGGCATCGTCAGCGCGCCTGTCTTCGGCCGCCATGGCCGCCTTCTGACCACACCCGGCTATCATCCAGATGCCCGACTGCTCTATTGCCCTGCACCCGGCTTCGACGTGCCCGCGATCCCACAGCGGCCCTCGGCCGGCGAAGTCGCAGCTGCACGCCAGCTCATCTGCGACGATCTCCTGGGCGACTTTCCCTTCGTTTCGGAAGCCGAGCGCGCGCATGCGGTGGCGCTGCTGCTGCTCGGTTTCCTGCGCGCCATGGTCGATGGGCCCACGCCGCTGCATCTGATCGAAAAGCCGAGCCCCGGCACCGGTGCGACGCTGATGGTCGATGCGATCGCCACCATCCTCACCGGCGCCGGCGCCTCCGTCATGACCGAGGGCCGCGACGATGAGGAATGGCGCAAGCGCGTAACCGCCAAGCTCCGGCAAGTTCCCTCGATCGTCCTGATCGACAATCTGCGCAACAAGCTCGACAGCGCCGCGGTCGCTGCCGCGCTCACCGCGCCGTTCTGGGAAGACCGCATCCTCGGCGCGTCCGAAATGGCGCGTCTGCCGATCCGCTGCATCTGGATCGCCACCGGCAACAACCCTGAATTTTCCAATGAGATGGCCCGCCGCATCCTGCGCATCCGGCTCGACGCTCATGTCGAGCGGCCATGGCAGCGTGCCGGCTTTCGTCATCCCGATCTCATGACTTGGGTCCGCGCCAACCGCGCGCCTCTCGTCAGCGCATGTCTCACCCTCTGTCAGGCCTGGATCGCCGCCGGGCGTCCGCGCGGTACGCGGACCATCGGCAGCTACGAAAACTGGGCGCAGATCTTGGGAGGCGTGCTCGAGGTGGCCGGGATCGATGGCTTCCTCGGCAATCTCGAAGAGATGATGCGGGTCTCCGACGGCGAAGGCGTGGTCTGGCGTAGCTTGGTTGCCGCCTGGTGGGACCGCTTCGGCACGGCGGAGGTGGGCACGGCCGACCTCTACGAGGTAGCGCTGATGAGTGAGCCACCCGTTCCCCTTGGATCGGGGAGCGACCGCGCACAGCGAACCCGTCTCGGCAAGGCGATGTCGCGGCTGCGGTCACGCGTCTTCCATATCCGCGAGCTGAGGCTCCGACTCGATGTCTGCGACACCTATCAGGGCGCCCAGCGCTGGAAATTGAGCATAGATGAAAAAATAGACGCGGATGAACGTTCACAACGTTCACGAGAAGCCGCCAATCCCGTGAACATCATGGGCGTCGGTGAACATCCTGTCGGCGATGTTCACGAAGCCACGCTCAACGAAATCAATGACTTGGAGTCGTCTCGTGAACGTCGTGAACGTCGTGAACGTGCTCCCAGACCTTACGCGTGTGAGCATGCCCCTCACGCGTATAAGAGTGCCGAAGAATGTTCACCACGTTCACCACGTTCACCGACGCCAGAAAAATCAACGACTTTGAGCGGTGAACATCGTGGTGAACATTATCAACGTTCACCAATCCCCAATCCGCCGGACTGGCTGAAGGAGGTGCTGTGATGCACGCCCTCCGGCATGCCACCGGTCCGCCCGGCACCTCCATCCCGTAAGCCCAGACGACGGCGGCCCGCGCAGCCAAGCACCAGACCGCCGCCGTCCTCCACCACGAATGATTCCCCGAACGGAGACCATCCATGGCTTCGACGACTCTGACTCTGCCTGCCGGCAATGCAACCCCACCCGCGGCAGAAACTTTGGGTCGAGCACAAGCTTCGATCCTTGCCCTCGATCTCGGGACCACCACCGGCTGGGCCATGCGGGACGGCGCAGGGCTCATCACCAGCGGCACGGTATCGTTCCGCTCCAGCCGGTACGACGGCGGCGGTATTCGCTACCTGCGCTTCCGCAGCTGGCTCGATGACTTTACCGCCCATGCGGGGCCGCTGGGAGCTGTTCATTTCGAGGAGGTGCGCCGGCATGTCGGCACCGACGCGGCGCATGTGTTCGGCGGTCTGCTCGCAACGCTCTCGGCTTGGTGCGAGCAGCGCGGCGTTGCCTACCAGGGCGTCCCTGTCGGAACGATCAAACGCTTCATCGCCGGCAAAGGCAACGCCGACAAGACAGCCATGATCGCCGCGGTACGCGCGCGTGGATTTGCGCCCGCTGACGACAACGAGGCGGATGCCATCGCCATTCTGCTGTGGGCGATCGAGACCAAAGGAGGCGTGCGATGACAAGGGCGCGCCTGCCGAACCGCCGTTTCGCCGCTACCTTGGACCTTGAGCATGGCGGCAGCCGCTTCACTGTCACTGTCGGTTTCTATCCTGACGGCCGGCCGGGCGAAGTGTTCACCCATGGGACGCGAACCGGATCGACGATGGATGGGCTGTTGGCCGATGCCTGCGTCGTCGTCTCGCTGCTGCTGCAGCACGGTTTCGAGCCGACGGATCTCGCCGCCAGCATGGGCCGGCTTGGCAACGCCGAGCCCGCATCCGTGATCGGCGCCGTGATCGATCTCGTCGCGCAGGCGATACCAATCCCGATGCAACAGGAGGTCTCGTGATGCCACGGCCTCCTGAGCGGCAAAGGCGGCGCAATCGCACGGGGTCTGGGCGGATGCTTCGGCACGCCGCCAAGGTCATGGCCGAGCGCGATGCGGCCTATGGCAGTCCGACGGTCTCTATGGCCGCTGTTGCCGCACGCTGGTCGCTCACGCTTGGAAGCCGGGTCACGCCGGCGCAGGTCGTGCTCTGCATGCTCGATCTCAAGCTGGTACGGCTCGCGCATGACCCCTTGCACCGCGACAGCGCAACAGACGTCATCGGTTACGCCGCGCTCCTTCCGGAGGTCACGAGATGAGATCGGCTCCTCCCGGATACGGCGGCGAACGGCGGCCGCCCGAAAAGGTCAAAGCCGAAGGATGGCGCGAGCAGGGTCTGCTCGCGGTGTCGATCGATGATCACCGCCTCAATTGGCCGGAACGCGAGTTCGTTCGACAACTCGGCGAGAAGCTGTACGGGACACGCGTCCTCAAAACTTCGAGCAGTACCGCGAGGAAACGATGAATAGAAAACTTAAATCACGAGTGAAGCGCGGCTCCTCGCGCCCGCAAACCGCGCAGCAGAACCTCCGTGAAGTAACCGAGTTCGATCCCAACGGCATCGAAGTTACCCATCATCGGACCGTCGATACGCTCGGGCTCATGCTGCGCTCGGGCGCGATTACCGCGGCGATGCATGATGCGGCGCGTGACTTCCAGGCCGCATTCACCATCGCCTGCTTCGATTCCATGCCACGACCCAATCTGATGCTCATGGCGAGGCCAGCTCCGGGCAAATATCGGCCCGCTGATTTCACTGACACGCAGATTGCTGCGCGCGAACGGGTGGCGAAAGCACTCGACGCGCTCGGCGGACATGCCTCACCCGCCGGCTCGTGTGTCTGGCACGTCGTCGGCATGCAGACCTCGATCCGAGAGTGGGCACTTCGACGGGGTTGGAGCGGACGACCGGTGCGGCAGGAGAGCGCGCAAGGGATTCTCCTCGCAGCCCTCGGTGTGCTGGTGAAGCATTACGGCATTCGCGAAACAGACCCGCGATGAGCCAAGAGCAAACAACGTGCTCGTCGCAATTCTTGAGTCGGATCAATCGCTTGCAGACAAAATGCAGCGAGCGATTGATTTCGAATTGACGAGCGTCCGATGCAAGTCTAGCTATTTCACCACGGTCCACGAATGCGCCGACGATCCGGCAGCAACGGATCGAAGCCCCCACCCACATCACGATGAAACTGGTCATCAACGCCACGGACCAAGTCCTGGCGCGGTACGGCAATCAGCTGGCCGCGCTGGGTGACGGACAGGCGCGCACCGCCATGTCGCGGGCGCTGAATCACGAGGGCGACAAGGGGCGAACCCAGGTCAAGCGCGCACTCGTCAAGCAGACCGGCATCAAATACGGCGCTGTTGACAAAGCAATAGCAACCATACGCTCGACACCGGCGACCTTGACTTACCAGCTCAAGGCGCGCGGACAGGAAACCAACATTGCCTGGTTCGGTGGCAAGCAGCGCGGTAAGGGCGTGTCGGCCGCGCCATGGAACAAGCGCCGCATCTTCCGGCACGCATTCGTTGTACCGCGCTTCGGTCGCGCTTTCATTCGCACGTCGAACAAACGCCTGCCGATCCGTTGGCTCTATGGCCCTAATCTTGGACGCGAGCTTGTGAAAGATTACAGCGCTGCCGCTTGGCACAGCGGCGTCGCTAGCATCATCGCACGCGTGGGCCACGAGATCGGACGCATGCTACCGCGTTGACGCAGGCTCGCGGCAATTCAACGGGTCCTTCCTTCGGGGGCCTCACAAGCGGTGGCGCCGCCGCCCGGAAAACGCGCGTTTTTCCAAATCGAAAAGCCTCAGTTTGGTTTGGTTTCGCGGTCAGATAGCCCAACGATATCAATGCTCGACGCTCAAAAACCCTCAGCCGCCTGGCCGGCTGCGAAAATAGAATTCTGGCCGATCGGGCGGCTCACCGTGAACCCGCGCAACGCCCGCCTTCATGGGCCCGAGCAGATCGAGCAGATCCGGGCGTCGCTCCGGGAATTCGGCTGGACCATGCCCGTGCTGGTGCGAGAAAACGGCATGCTGATCGCCGGCCACGGCCGGCTTGAGGCGGCCAAGCTCGAGGCCGTCGCCGAGGTACCGACGATTGTGGCCCGCGGATGGACCGAGGCACAGTGCCAGGCCTACGCGATCGCCGACAACCGGCTGACGGAATCGAGTGAGTGGAGTGACGAACTGCTCCGGCTTGAGCTCGGTGATCTGCGCGAGGCCGGTTTCGATCTGACGCTGACCGGCTTTGATCGGGATGAGCTCGACAAGCTACTGCTGGTCGATGCCGACGGCGCTAGCGATCTCGACGAGGCACCTGAGCCGCCAGAGGAGCCGATCAGCCTTCCTGGCGATCTGTGGATCTGCGGCGAGCACAGGGTCCTCTGTGGTGACGCTACGGTGCTGAGCGACGTCGAGAAGGTGCTGGATGGTGAGCTCGCGGACATGACGTTCTGCGACCCACCATACGGCGTGAACTACGCGAATTCGGCTGGGGACAAACAGCGCGGAAAGAATCGTCCGATCCTGAATGACAATCTTGGCAAGGACTTCGGCGCCTTGCTCTACGACGCCTGCGTCAATATCCTCGCGCTCACCAAGGGTGCCGTCTACATCTGCATGTCCTCGTCTGAACTTGACCGGCTGCAGAAGGCGTTCCGTGAGGCCGGCGGAAAGTGGTCGACGTTTGTGATCTGGGCCAAGAACAGCTTCACGCTTGGTCGCTCCGACTATCAACGCCAGTACGAACCAATTCTCTACGGCTGGAAGAACGGGACCGATCACTATTGGTGCGGCGCGCGCGATCAGGGCGACGTCTGGTTCTTCGACAAGCCACACAAGAACGACTTGCACCCGACGATGAAGCCAGTGGCTCTGGTCGAGCGCGCGATCCGCAATTCGTCCAAGAGCCGCGACATCGTGCTCGATCCGTTCGGCGGCTCAGGCACGACGCTGATTGCGGCGGAGCGGGCTGGACGGCGGGCGCGGCTGATCGAGCTCGATCCGAAATACGTCGATGTCATCGTCGAGCGGTGGCAGCAATTGACGGGAGGCAAAGCCCAGCGCAGATCTGTTGACCAAAGTTGAAGACGCTAAGGCAAGCGCATATCCGCCGGATTTGAGCCGTAGAAACCGAAAGGCCTCGGAGCGGTTCCGGCCACTCCGAGGCTTCAATCATGATGCGTTGCACGCAGTACCAGATTCAACGCTGAGAGAAGGTGAATGATCTGAGTTAAGTTAAGGTTACAACATCAGATCCTTTGCTTTGAGCCGGAGCTTTTGGATCTGGGATAAACTTTACGCCGACCTGATCACGGCGCCGCCATAGCACCTGACACCAACGCTTAAGATCGGGCTTGAGCATCACATAGAACTGGTCCGGAAGCCGGCGACTGCTCGCCAACCTCGCGCCCTCTCGCGACACATCTAACAGAGTGCATTGAACTGACCCGCCTGCGATAACAGGCAGTGCCAAGTAACGCCGCTGGTTTTGCCGTTGATCAATCATCCGGGGGACAATCGTTCGGGCAGTTGAATCTCGGGGGTAACAGAATAGGCCTGCCCTGGGGGGAAAATGCGGTTGAAACCCCCAGGGCAGGAAGCGACGGTTTGTCGTTTGCCGCTGACTTCATTGAAATCGAGGTCGGTTAACAAATTGTGCGTCATCGGGCTGCGTAAAAAGCCCGCCCCGAGGACCAGATTTGCGGTGAGGCTCTTCGGGACGGGCAGCGACTTGAGTGCAATGTCGCCGCATGTGTGTACGAGCGTTTCGCATGTAGCGCACACACAGACTCGATTCACGATGAACTGGTTAAGCTCGCCCGTTGAGGCGCTGCAGGGGCAAGCCCGCCCAGATGGCACGCTGTCAGCTTGGGATTGCTCAGAGTGGTCGTGACGGGCAGCGACAGCCTTGGAGAGCTGTCGCTGGTGCGAAGGTAGCAGGACTCCGCTGGAAGCAAGACCCTTCCCGATTCCAGTGAGTTGTGGACGGTGCGGGCCGGGCTTTAGCTTTTCGGCGCTAGGCCTTTTGTGCTTGCAGGCTCGCTCGGTATTCGCTGAGCGTGCGCCATGTGAAGTCTTTATTGCATGGATAGCAAAAATAGCCCTTCAACGTGGTATGGCCATCCGGGTCCGATGTCGGAGCAAGCCTGAGTTGCTCCTCGCAATCTGGGCAGCGAGGCGGCCAGTGCGAATTGATGTAGCTCATGAGATTGCTCTATCGCAGACAGTTCTAATTTGTGAACATGGCCTGCAGGCTTTAATAAAAGCCACCAGCGGGCTCCGTAAATGGATTAAAATTTGGTTACCTGTTGCCACGTTTGGCGCCCGTCAATCATAAGGTTGGATCGCGTGAACGACAACGTCCGGCTAACCTTGGTTGTTAAGCGCAGCGAGACAGCTGTATGGCAATCTGTCGACAACCGGGCGGGAACAGTTCGGGGTGGGGAACGAATTTCGAGGCGACGACAGATTGCATGAGCTAAGGGGTCGGGCCGCAAACGCAGTCCGGCCCCTTTTCTAGGAAGTGATCGTGATCGCCGGCTCAGCCAGCATTTGCGATAACCCAAAATCCTTCCGCGCTTGTCGTCCTTCATCGAGCCTGGTGGTCATGGCGCGAACCGCAGCGAATAACGGCGACCATGACGCCGCCGGGACGATTCCGGTGGATGTGGCTGCCAAGCTCTTGATGGTCACGCCGGAATGGGTCCGGCGACTGACCAAGGACGGCTGGATCGCGAAGACCGATCGTGGCCGCTACCGCGTCGTCGATGTGGTGCAGGGCTATATCCGGTTCCTGAAGGACGATGCGCGTCGATCGAGCAAGACGGCGTCGCTCAGCCGGCTGCAGGACATTCGTACCCGCAAGGAGGAACTGGCGGTCGCGCAGACCGAGCGCGAGCTCGTGCCACTGGTGGAAGCCATGACGCTGGTGGACGAGGTGGCGGGCGCCGTGGTCGCGCGGATCAATGCGATTCCCGCGCGCTTGACCCGCAACATCGAGCAGCGGGAACAGCTGCAGCGAGAAGTGGATGATGCGCTCACCGAAGTGGCCGACCGCATCGCAAAACTCGGCCGTTCTTATCGAGCGGATGACGAGGATCCTGCGGCCGAGGAAGAAGGTATCGACTGATCGTTGGTCACGGGAGAACCGGGTCTATCCGCTCTCCTCGGGCCGGCCGGGGCCGAAGGATCCGGCGCTCACCCCTTACATGATCCCGTTCATGCGGGCCTTCGAGGACGCGCGCTACAACACCGTGGTGTTCGTCTGTGGCGGCCAGATGGGCAAAACCGATTCTGTCATCGACGTGATCCTGTCGCGGCTCGATCAGCGTCCGGTGCCGATCATCTACGCCGGCCCAGACCGCAATTTCGTCACGGACCAGTTCGAGCCGCGGTTCGACGATGCGCTTAACAGATCGCCAAGCCTTTCGGTGAAGCTGGCGCGGGGCAAGAAGAACAAGAAGACTCGCAAGATCGTCTCCGGCGTGCCGGTGCGTCTGGCCTGGGCAGGCTCTGCGAACCAGCTCAAGTCGGATCCCGCGGGCCTGGCCATCGTCGACGAGCGTGACGGCATGGCCAAAAACATCAAGGGCGAAGGCGACCCCGTGCGCCTCCTCGAGGTCCGGGGTGACACCCATGCCGACTTTACGCTTGGGGTGACGTCGACGCCGACCGAGGGAACGGTCGAGATCGAGAAGGACGAGGCAACCGGGCTCGAATTCTGGACGGTCGTCGTGCAGGACGACATCGCCTCTCTCGACAGCCCGATCTGGAAGCTCTGGCAGCGTGGCACCCGATATCACTGGGCCTGGCCGTGCCCGCACTGCGAGGACTATTTCATCCCGCGGTTCGACTGCCTGGTCATTCCGAAGATCGACATCACGCCGAAGGGCGGCAAAGAGCGCATCGAACGCAACGCGACTGCGATCGAGGCGCGGAGGCTCGCTTTCCTGCAATGCCCCAATTGTGACGGCGTCATCGAGGAGAAGCACAAGTTCGAGATGAACGCCCACGGCGTTTATGTCGCGCCAGGGCAGCGGATCGAACCGGATGGCCGTGTGATCGGCGATCCGCCGGACGGCACGACCGTGAGCTTCTGGGTCTCGGGGTTGGCGTCACCCTTCGTATCGTTCGGGGAGCGTGCCGGCCGCTATGTCGAGGCGTTGAACTCGGGCGACCAGGAAGAAGTCCAGACCGTCATCAATGGCGGCTTTGGCGAATTGTGGGCGCCAGCCGGCGGGGATGCGCCGGAATGGGCGGATGTTGCCCGTCTCAAGTTGCCTTATCGCTCAAGTGAGATCCCGGACGGTGTCTTGCTGCTCACCGCTGGAATCGACGTCCAGAAGAACCGGCTGGTCTATGTCATCCGCGGATTTGGGACCCGCCAGGAAAGCTGGTTGATCGAGCAGAACGAGATCTGGGGGGCGACCGAGCAGGGCGATGTTTGGACCGACCTCGCCGAGCTCCTGGCGCGGCCGATCGGCGGCATTGTGATCCGTCGCGCCTTCATCGATTCCGGCTTTCGGCCGGGCAAGAAGGATGAGGTCCCCGAGCACCGGGTCTATGAATTTTGCCGCAGACATGCTCGGGTCGCTTATGCCGTGAAGGGCTTCGAGCATCGCGACCAGCCGCTGTCGGTCAAACGCATCGATGTGACGCCGAAAGGCAAAGCGGCCAAATACGGCCTCGATCTCGTTCGTCTCGACAGCGACTTCTTCAAATCTTGGGTGCATGAACGCGTGCGCTGGCCGGACGATCAGCCCGGCGGCTGGCATCTGCCAAGCGACACCACGGAGGCCTATTGCCGGCAGATCGTCTCCGAAGGCCGGGTCAAGAAGCCTTCCGGCGGCTACACTTGGATACAGCGCTCGCGCGACAACCATTTCCTCGACTGCGAGGCGATGGCTTATGCGGCGGCTTACATGCTGGGCGTGCCGCGCATTGCCGACACCGCGCAGCCGCGACAGCCAAAACCGAAAGCAAGATCAGAGCCAACCGACACCGTGCGGCCGGTGAAGCCTGTGACCAGCGTCGCCGCCTTGGCGCGGCTGAACTTGGGCCGATGAAATATGGCGACGGCGGCGGAGATCGCGCTCTGGCGGGCACAACTCGCCGAGGCCGAGGCCGCGCTGCATGCGGTTGTCGTTCAAGGCAGCGTCGCGCGCATGCGCCATGGTGACAAGAGCATGGAATGGAACGCGCAGAATGTTAGTACGCTGCGCGGCTACATCGCTGAGCTGCGGAGCAAGCTCGGACTGAACGGTCGCGGCTTTGCGCGCCGGGTGAACTTCTGATGGTAAGTCTGCTTGGGCCCGACGGCTTTCCGGTGAAAGTCCCGGTCGCGCCGCGTTCCACAGCGCGCATGCTGGCGGCTGGCTATGCCGGCGCTTCGGTCACCGATCCGGATCTGGCGCAATGGCGCCCGCCCTTGTGGTCGGCGCAGACCGCGCTGTCGCCTGATCGTCCGGTGTTGGCGGCGCGGATCCATGATCTCGCCCGCAACGACGGCTGGGCGTCGGGTGGAGTCACCCGGCAAGTCGATGCCGTGATCGGCGCCGGCTGGCGCTTGTCGTCAAAGCCCAATGCGCGCTCGCTCAAGATCGATCCGGACGTGGCATCGGATTTAGCCTCCGACATCGAGGCCGCCTGGAAGGATTTTGCCGAGGACCCGGATTGCTGGTGTGACGCCGGCCGGCGCATGACCATGGGCGGGCTCCTCGCGCTGGCGTTCCGGCATCGCCTGATGGATGGCGAGGCGCTCGCCGCCATTCTCTGGCTGCCGCGCGGCGGACGATATGCGACTGCGGTTCAGGTCATCGATCCGGACCGGCTGTCGAATCCCTACAATGCGGTCGATACCTACTGGCGCCGGCAGGGCATCGAACTCGGCGAGCACGGCGAGCCGGTCGCCTATCACATTCGTCGGTCGCATCCCGGCGACCAGACCGTGTTCAATCCGATGTTCTGGACCTGGGAGCGGATCCCGCGCGAAACCAGCTTCGGCCGCCGGGTGGTGGTGCACGCCTTCGAGCCGGGGCGCGCCGGCCAGTATCGTGGCGTCTCGGTGCTGGCGCCGATCGTCAAACGGTTGCGGATGCTCGGGCGCTATGATGAGGCCGAACTGCAGGCGGCTGTGCTGAACGCTGTGATGGCGGCCTTCGTCGAGAGCCCGTTCGATCACGACCAGTTTGCATCTGCACTGGGAGGCGGCGAGGAGCTGTCGGCCTACCAGCAGCAGCGCCTCGACTATTACCAGGCCGCACCGATCAATGTCGGTGGCGCCAAGATCGCGTTCACGTTCCCGGGCGAGAAGGTAACACTGACCAAGCCGAACCACCCCAACAGCGTGTTCGAAGCCTTCGAGCGGGCGAGCCTGCGCAATGTCGCAGCCGCCATGGGCATGACCTATGAACAGCTGTCGATGGACTGGGGCCAGGTCAACTATTCCTCGGCGCGCGCGGCTTTGCTCGAAGTCTGGCGCGGATTTACCGCGCGCAAGGAACACTTCGCGCAAGCCTTCATGGCGCCGATCTATGCCGGCTGGCTGGAGGAGGCCATCGACCGCGGCATCGTCACGCTGCCCAAGGGCGCGCCTGACTTTGCCAAAGCGAAAGCGGCCTACTGTTCGGCGAAATGGATCGGCCCCGGACGCGGCTGGGTCGATCCGCACAAGGAGGCGACGGCTGCGACCGAGCGACTGGCGGCAGGTTTGTCGACGCTTGAGCGCGAATGCGCCGAACAGGGCGAGGATTATCTCGAAACCATCCAGCAGCGGGCCCGCGAGCGCAAGGAGATGCTGGCGCTCGGGCTTGATCCCGACGCCATGTTCGATCGCAAGCTGGCGCCATCGAATGACAGTGAAGATCAGCCGCCGGCGAAACCAGCGAAGGCACTGGCATGATCCTGCGTCCTGAACTGGCCGCGCGGGTGTTCAACACGCCGCTTCTGATGCATCCGGGCAAGCTCGATGCTGCGCTCGCCGGCATAGGCGGACGAATCGTCGAGGGTGGCGTGGTGCTGGAGGGCGTCGGCGAACGCATCGATCATGCGGCGTTTGAAAATGGCCGGCCCTTGGCTGGTCGCATCGGCGATCGTACCGGTCGGCGTTATGACGCCAATGGGTCAGCTATGTTCGACACGATCGATGGGGTCGCGTTGATCCCAATCGAAGGCACGCTGGTGCACAAGGGCGCCTATGTCGGCGCCATGTCAGGGCGGACTTCCTATGAGGGACTGCAAGCGCAGGTGCTGCGCGCCATGCGCAACCCCGCGATCAAGGCCGCGGTGTTCGAGGTCGACAGTTTTGGCGGCGAGCTTGCCGGCGCCTTCGAGACCGCGGACCTGATCGCCCGGCTGTCGGCCGAAAAGCCAACGCTGGCCATTCTGACCGATCACGCCCTGTCGGCCGGCTACCTGCTGGCGTCGGCGACGCGCCAGATCGTCCTGCCCGAACACGGGCGCGCCGGCTCGATCGGCGTGGTGACGTTGCACACTGATTGGTCAAAAGCGCTTGAGCAGCAGGGTGTGAAGGTCACGGTGCTGCGGGCGGGCACACACAAAATGGCTGGCAACCCGTTCGAGGCTCTGGCCGACGACGTCGCCCAGCGGATCGTCGGCGATCTCGAAGCGGCACGGCAGACGTTCGCACAGAGCGTTGGACGCTACCGTGGCTCGCGTTTCACAGCGCGGGCCGCCTTAGCCACCGAGGCACAGGACTATCGCGGTCGGGATGCGGTTGCGCTCGGGCTTGCCGACGCCATCGGCCACGCGCTGGAGGCCTTCGACGGCTTCGTCAAGGCGATTAACGCCAGAAACTAGGAGACAACAATGCGAGACGTAATCTTGGCGGCTGCCGGTGAGGCGGCCGACGTGACCACTTTGGCCTCGCACGAGAAGACGGGTCGGGTTGAGACCAGCGAAGACATTGCGACGCGGTTGGCACAAGCACGCACGGCCGGGGAAGCGGAAGGCTTTAAGCAAGGTAGCGCATCTGAACGCACTCGCATCAGGGCGATCATCACCGCTGATGCAGCCAAGGGTCGCGAAGAACTTGCGCATTACTTCGCCTTCGACACCGAGCTCGCGGCCGAGTTCGTGCTTGTGGCGCTGGCGAAGTCACCAGCCGCCAGGAGTAGTCTCGAAAGCGCCATGGCGCGAGAGGTGCAGCCTAAACTTGGTGCCGGCGGCGATCGATCGGCTGGAGAGCCGCAGCGCGTGATCAACACCGAAGAAATCTATGCCCGCCGCCGTGCGGCTGCCTCGGGTGCGTCTGCGCGCTGACCCTTAGCGTCTTCACTTTGAAATGGCCAACGTCCGCGCCGTCGTCGCGGCGAACGGGAGAGCTTTATGACCGTGCTGCTTGAGAATCCGCATGATGGAAACTTCATTCTCTCGGAGGACGAAGAGGGCCGGCTGTCGCGGGACAATATCGTGATCGCCTCCGGCGCCGGAGCGCTGCTGCCAGGAACAGTGCTCGGGAAACTGACGGCCAGCGGCAAGTTCGCTCCCTCGCCCGAAACAGCAGCGGATGGTTCGGAGGCTGCCGTCGCCATTCTGGTCGGCCGTGTTGATGCCACCAGTTACGATGTGGTCGCGGTCGGGCTAATGCGCCACGCCGAAGTCAATCGCCATGGCCTCATCTACGACGCCAGTGTCGATGACGACCTCAAGAAATCCGCCAAGTGGGATCAACTGCGCGCGGCCGGCATCGTCGTTCGCTGAACCGAAGATCTAGAGAGGTCTAAAAATGGAACCTATTCTCGACGTGTTCAGCAATGACGCGTTTAACTTCGTCACGCTGACGGACTCAATCAACAAGCTTCCCTTCGTGCCGGGGCGCCTGGGCGCGCTCGGACTATTCACCGAGGCGCCGGTACCGACGACCTCGATCGCGCTCGAAGAGCAATCAGGCATCTTGACGCTGGTCAACCCGACGCCGCGCGGCGGTCCGGGCGAAACCCGCCCCAAGCCGCTGCGCCGGGCGCGCGTTCTCAAGGTCCCGCACTATCAGCTTGACGACAATGTGCTGGCCGAGGAAGTGCAAAACGTGCGCGAATTCGGGCCGCAGATGCAAGCGCGTTCGGTCGAGACCTATCTGTCGGGACGAATGGAGATGTTTACCGCCCAGCTCGATGCGACGACCGAATTCCAGCGGGTGGGCGCCATCAAGGGCCTGATCGTCGACCGCGATGGCAATACGATTTACGATCTCTTTTCGGAGTTCGGCGTTACCGCCGTCACGCCGATCAACTTCGCTCTCGGCAATGCCAGCACCGCCGTGCGCAAGAAATGCAGCCAGCTGGTTCGCACCATGTCGCAGACGCTGGGAGGAGTGGCCTTCACCAGCGTCTATGCGCTCTGTGGCGATATTTTCTGGGACGACCTGATCGAGCACGCCGAGGTGCGTGATACCTATCGCTACCAGGAGGGCGTGCGGTTGCGCGAGGGCGTGGTGTTCTCCACGCTTAAATACGGCGGCGTCACCTTCGAGAACTACCGCGGTTGGATCGGTGGAGGCACCGACGCGGGCGATACCGTGACCCCGTTTATCGATCCCAACGAGGCGCATTTCTTCCCGCTCGGCACGCCTAACCTGTTCAAGACGTTCTTTGCGCCGGCGGATTATATCGAAACCGTCAATACGCTGGGTCTGCCGCGCTACGCCAAGGCGATCCCGTCCGACAACAACAAGTCCGTGCGACTCGAGATGCAGACCAATCCGCTGTCGCTCTGCCTGCGCCCGCGGGCGCTGATCAAGGGACTCCATCACTAGGGACACAATTAGTCGAATTGACCAAGATGGGAGCCGCTTGATTGCGTCGGGCGTTTTAGAAATGACAACAGCGTGTGCTTCAGCCTTCGTCACCCGAGATGATTGAGCCCCTCTAAAATTCGGAATATGCTGCATCAAGGCAGCTTCTGTCGGGCTAACATGGTTACTGGCATGTCACAGAGCAACGATGGATCGCTTTCTTCGAAATGGAATTTCCATTTCGCGAAGAAAGCAATTGTGGCGTTGATGCTTGTTGCCACGGTCGAGCCGACTCTCGCCAATGAACGGGTCCAACAGGGCCGGGCTTCGGCGCAGCGACTTTGTGCCTCCTGTCATGCGATCGATCGTGGGGAACGCAGCCCGATCGCCGCTGCACCAGCCTTCCGCCGCATGGCGCCGAGGGTTGACCTCGATCGGATGGCTGAGCGTCTGCAGAACGGCATCGTCGTGGGCCACCCGGAAATGCCGGCCTTCGTTCTCAGAGAACACGAGGCCCTTGCGCTTGTCGCCTACATAAGGTCGCTTCAGGGCAACTGAGACTGTCCAGCGGCTAGCGGTTCTTGCAGAACCGTCCAAACGCTGCGGACTTGTTTCCGACAGAAGCACATGCCTCGTCTGGGTCGAGTGATCCGGACGCCTGCCAAATGAGCCCACCGATGACGCGGTTTTCGGAAACCTGGGCCGCGCGCCAGCCTCAGCTTGACGCTGTCTTTGCCGAAACCATTCGCCTCGTTCCCATGCGGCCAGGCGGCTATGCGGAAGCTACGCCCGATCCAGATCGCGCCGAGCGGCAGATGTTCGCGATCATCACCGAGACGCCAGAGCGCACGCGCACGGTCGACAACGCCGTGGGCCGCGACTTCGATCGAATGTTTGTCATGGCCGATACCGTTGCCAGCATCGATGCGATGAGGCTTGGTGGCGAGTGGCCAAAGGTCGGCGATCGCGCGATCCTGCTCGATCGGCCTGACCAGCCGGCGTTCGACGTCACGGTCGTCGAAAGCGATGGTCTCTCCCGTGTCCTTCTATCACTGGTGAGGAATGTGACGTGAGCCTTGCGGTCGCGGCGATCAAGATCGCGGCGCTGCGATCCCTCAAGGGCAGTACCTCCGCAGGTCAGGCCGTATTCGACAGCGCGGTCGAGCCCTTCGATGCGCTGCGCGATAAAGGGGCGCCGGTGATCGTGATCTATTGCGACAGCGGCAAGCGGCAGGTCACGGGACGAGACCTCTTCAGCGCACCACAGGTCATCGAGCTGTCGATCGACCTGTTCGTGGCGCAGGCGGTCAGCGTCGATGCCGGAGAGACCGAGATCCGGATCCCGGCCTCGGACGAAGGCAACGAGGTGTATCTGCGAAGTCTCGCTTACGAGGTCGAGAAGGTTCTCCTCGCCGAGACATCGATTTGGCCTGCGCTGTTTCGTAGGCTCTGGTTCCGGACCGGACCCCAGGATTTCTGCGAATGGGACCGCGGCGCCATCGCCGACAAGGGCCGGCGCCTGGCTCTGCTGCGGGCCATATATAAAGTGGAGCCGATCGCCGAGCCTGTTCCCGGCGCCGAACCGACCGGGGTCTGGGCCGATCTCCTGACCACCATGGAGGCCGACGCCGAACTCGCCGATATCGCCCGATATTGGCGGCAGCTCATCGCAGGCACCGTTACTCCGGACTGGCAGCAGGCCCGGATTGCGCTAGGGGTGACGACTGTCCGGAGCATTGGACTTGGTCCGGTCCTCGATCAGCCTGCGCCGGACGAAAATGCGGCTCCACTTGCCAGCGCAACGCTTGCCTTTCCGGGCGGCACGTTTGAGGCAGACGAAAACAGCGCGAATGACGCGCTCGGACCGCAACAGCCTTAAAGTCCGATATGCGCGAGCTTGCCGAACTCGTGGTGCGTATTGCCGAATTAGAACGCCGGTTCGCAAACATGATGCGCCACGGCACCGTCGAGCAGGTCGATGCTAAGAAGCAGCGCCTGCGCATACGGCTTGGCGAAGGCGATGACGGCGCGCCATTTGTTGGGCCGTGGGTTCCCTATGCGCAACTCGCGGGCGATTTGAAGCTGCACACGCCGCCGAGCAAGGGTCAGCAGATGACCATGCTGAACCCGACCGGCGATTTCCGGCAAGCGGTGGCGATCCCGCTCACATGGAGCGATCGCAACCAATCGCCGTCTGAAAAGCCGGACGAGCACGTGCTCACCTTCGGTTCGGTGCGAGTCACGCTCAAGGAGAGCGAGCTTGAGTTCAAGGTCGGCAATGAAGCGCGGCTGTTGATGACCGCTGAGAAAATCGTAGCCGAGGTCGGCGAGACCAAGCTCGGCGTCAAGAGCGCCGCGGTTTATTCGGTCAAGACCACGCGTCTTGGCCTTGATGACGAAGGCGAGGCCGACAGCATCAAGCCCAAAGTCCTGACCGCGGGCGGCCCCGCCAAACAGACCGAAGCCAGGGTGGCCTAGCCATCGGTGAAGTGAGAAGCATCCAGGCGCATCGCACAGCGATGCCGCATGCGAAGGCGGAACGATATGGTGACGACCAAAGCCTACGAAGCGACCGGCCTTTGCGAATGGGTGGCCGGCCGCAAAGTGCGCGCGGGCGAGATCCTGGTCCTGGCGCAAGATGAGGCCGAGTACGAGCTTGCCCGCGGCCTGATCCGCGAGGCTGGCGCGCAAAGGCGCGCCGAGGCCGCGGCGCCGCACCGGCCAACCCGGCGAGGATGATCCATGGCGGCCAAACCGGTCGGCGCCGGCCTCGATCGCTGGACCGGCCGCCCGATCGCCGGCTGGGGTCATGTGGTCTTAAGCCTGGAAGCGATCTTCTCAACCCCGTTTGGATCGCGGTTATGCGCCGCTGGATCGGCTCGCTGGTTCCAAACCTGCTCGGTGAGAACCTCGTCCCGGAGACGCTGCTCAATTTCTTCACCGCGCTGTTTGCCGCACTCACCTTCGAGCCACGCTTCGCCTTGACCAGAATTGCCGTGCTTTCGGAGGCCGACGAATTGCGCACCGGGCGGCTTCGCCTGGAGTTGCAAGGCGTCTACCGCCCGCGCGCGCATCTCGGTGATTTCACCGTCGATCGGCCGCGGCGCATCATCCTGTTCGCCAATGAGGACGGTCTGGTGACCATCGAGAATCCGCTATGACCGTGGTCGTCAATGTCAACCGCTTCATTGCGCCGACGATCAATCCGGCGCATTTGCCGTTACCCAACGCCATCGAGGAATTGGATCAAGAAGCGATCCTTGCGGCGCGGATGGCGGACTTCCAGGCGCGCGCCGATCAGGCTGGCTTTGCCTATGACGTGGGCGGCCTCGAATTCGATCCCATCAAGATCGATCAGGAGGCGCATGCCCATCGCGAAACCCTGATGCGCGCCCGGGTGAATTCCGCGGTGCGCGCGGTGCTTCCGGCCTATGCGCAGGGGAGCGACCTCGAGGCCATCGCCGCCCGGGCGAATGTCCAGCGCCTGGTGATCGAACCGGCAACGCCGGACGCGCCGGCGGAGATGGAAAGCGACACCGCACTGCTCCTTCGCTACCTCACCTCCTTCGCGGTCCCGGCAGCCGGATCGCCGGACGCCTATGTCTACCACGCGGTCAAAGCCTGGCCGCAGGCGCGGGACATTGCGGTACTGGGGCCTGGTGTGCACGGCGTTCCCGGGCGCGCTGCGGTGTATTTGCTTGGATCTGACGGGACGCCGGCGGCGGACGAGATTTGCGATCGCGTTCGAGAGGCGCTGCATGCGCAAAATGTGAAGCCACTCACGGACATCGTCACCGTGGCGCCGGCGGAGATCATCGCTTACGCGATTGCGCTGACGCTCACGCTGCCGCGTGGACTGGCGCCGGCCGTGATCGAAGCGGCGGCGAAGGAGCAGGTGCGCAGGGCCGCCGAAGCGCGTTACGCCATCGGCGCGACCGTCTATGCCAACGCCATCGAAGGCGCGGCCTATATCGGCAATGTGCTGCGGGTGCGGCGAACGGCGCCTGCGGGTGACATTGTTGTCGGCCCGTCTCAGGCCGCGTTCTGTACAGAGATCACGATCACGGTCGAGGTCGAACCGTGATCCCCTATCGCGATCATATCCTTCCGGCCTCGGAGACGCCGTTCAACAAGGCGCTCGCCGCGCTGTCGACGCGTCTTGAGGCGATCGACGCGCCGACGCGGGAGGTCTGGGACCCTTGGACCTGTCCACCGCCTTTCTTAGCCGTGCTGGCCCATGCCTTTTCGGTCGATCTCTGGTCGGAAGACTGGAGTGTGGCGCGCAAGCGCAGCATCATTGCAAATGCGGTGCGCATGCACCGCGAAAAGGGCACGCTCGCCGCGATCTATTCCTACCTGCCCTATGTGGATGCGCGGCCCCTTGCGGTGATAGCACCCCCGCAGGTCGTCTATTCCGGCCCGCGTCTCACGCGCGAGCAGCGCGAGGCTTGGCTCTCCGGGCTGCCGCAGGTGCGCACCTGGCGAATGCGCGAGCGCGGCCATCGCGGCCTCGCACTGCACGCGGGGGGCTATCATTTCGCGAGCTTCTTTCGGGTTGCGTTCCCGGTGCCCTCGACCGCGTTCAAGCGCTTGCAACGCCGGGCGCGCTGGGTGGTTGGCGGCACCGAGACCGACACGCGGGTGAGCGATTACGGCAGTTGGTTTCGCCTTCACATCAAGGCGCAAGGCGGCCGGCGGGTGTTCGTTCGCTCCGCCTTCAACGCTCGCTTCTTTCAACCGTCGGAAGCATGGCGGCGGATGGTGACCATTGCGCCAAAGACGCGGGACCATTGGCGGGCGCCGGTCGGACCGCATCTCGAGGCGGTGACCTCGGAGCCGGAGCGCATCAAGATCAGCGGGCACCGCGATGCGGGCGTGTTCTGCGGCCATTATGTTGGTGGCGGATATTTCCGGTCAACGTCCGCGCCGCTGCGCATCTATTGGCGCTTTGCCATCACCGACGGCAGCCGCGTCGTCAGGCGCCCCGCGATCCAGTTCATGGGCATCGGGCGCTATGGTTTTCCGGCGCACACCGCTCATGTCCAGGTGTCGATGCCCGCCACCCGTAAAAGCTTTGCCGCCGGCGAAGGCATACTGTTGCGGCGCTCGAAATTCTGGCTGCCGCATGACCCAAACCGCACCCTCAATACGCGGCGGGCGCTGATCGCAGCCAAGCGCGCCTCCGACCGCCTCATGATCCGCTACGCGCCGCGAGCGCAGATCATCGCGGGAACGATTTTCCTGGCCGGTATCGATCAGTTTGTCGTCGGCCGCCCCAGCCAAAGGTAAGTCAGGCCGTGGAAAAGCAAGTCATCTTTCGTGACTATCAGGAACAGACCGCGTCCGATCACAACAACCTGCAAGCCTTCGCGCGCGCGTCTTTCGAGCATATCGTCGATGACGCGGTCACGAAAAGCCATCGCTATGCCGGCTTCAACGTGACCAAGAGCGCCCAGGCCGAGATCGCGGTCGCTCCGGGCCGGTTCTATCAGGCGGGCGGCGCGGTGTTTGCGCGGAGTTCCAGCCTCACCCAGAGCATGGTGCCGTATCTTGCCGCAGCCTCGAAGCGGATCGTCGCGGTCTCGGTCTTTGGTCAGGAAAACGATACCGATGTCACCGAGCGCGACTTCCTCGTCAACGTCGAAACCAATCAGACCGAACCCGATAGCGTGGCGCTGACGCGCGCGCGCGACGCGGTGCTGGCCTTCACCGCGGGCAGCGAAAGCCCGGATCCGCAGCCGCCCGCGATCCCGGTCGCGCATGTCGCCATCGCGCATGTCCTGCTCGATCCGACGCAAGTTCTGTCGGTGACCATGCTGACCGACAACGCGGTCGCCTCGACCGAAGCCCTCGACCAGCGCACTGATATCTTGGAAGAATTCCGCCGTCAGATCGAGCCGCGGGTCGCCTCCCTTGCCTCCGATCTGGCCGCGCTCGCCAACCAAATCCGCCAGAAAGGCGAGATGGCCGAGATCGCAAGCCTCTATGTCGATATCGCTCGCATGAAGGAGCGCCTGGAACTCCCCGATGATGCCTCCGCCTATGGCGCCGACCGCTTTCTCGATGACGAGGAAAGCGACGTCCAGGACGCGCAAGGCCTTGGCTATGACGCCAGGATCGAGGAGGGCCTGCGCTTTGCCCCGGCCAATGAGAGCGCAGCCGAGATGGATGTGTTCTCGTCGAACGACCCGAATGCGCGCTTGAGCAACGGGCTTCTGCTTCCAGCCTATACTGACGTGCTGAAGTTGCAAGTCGATCCCATGCATTCGGATCTCGGCATCGCTCAATACGGCTTCCAGACCCATGATGTCGTGCAGCGGACGATTTCGCGGCAGCGCATCCGTTACGGGGCGCAATTCAAGGTGTCGAGCAGCAAGCAATGGTGGCTGTCGGGCGAATACGACCCGGCAACCCGGATCTTTAGCAAGGACGGCGAAAGCTTCCTGGTGCTCGACCCCGACAAGGTGCGCAAGCACAAGAAAACCCGCCTGGTCGAGATGTTCATCGACGCCTGGGACGAGACCTATTGGGACCATCTCGTCATCGAGCACCAGATCGTCGGCGCCCAGGTCGCGCAGAGTTTCCTGGTCTCGAACGACATGTGGCTGACCAGGCTCGGCTTTTACCTGACGGCCAAGGGCGCCGATGAAGCCGTCCATCTGACCCTCTGTGAAACCGCAAACGGCGTCCCCGATCTCTCCAAGGCGATCCTGCACATCTCGGTGCCGCATACGGCACTGTTTCAGAATGCCTGGAACCGCGTGCAGGTGACCCCGACCTTCCTGCGCGCTGGCGGGCGCTATGCACTGGTGCTCACCTCGAACGCCGCGCACCGGGTCGGCATGGCTTATGGGCAGAGCTATACCGACGGCACCTTCTTCTACTCGACCGATGGCGCGTACTATTACGGCGATCTCACCAAGGACCTGATGATCGAGCTTTGGGGGGCCCGGTTCAATGCGCCGCAGGTCGCAATCGAACTCAAGCCCATCAACCTCGACGGCGGCATGCGGGCGATCGATATCCTGGCCGGCACGATCGCTCCGGAATCGACCGAACTCATCTATGAGATCAAAGCGCCGGGCGGCGATTGGGTGCCGCTGGCACCGGGGAGTCCACCGGCTTTGACCGGGGCGCCGCCCCTGGTGCAATTTCGGGCTCGCTTCATCGGCACGCGCGACATGCAGCCCGGCCTCATGCTCGGTGGATCGCGCCTTTCGGTTTCGCGGCCCAAGACGTCGTTCCGGCACGTGTCCACGCCGATCACGCTCGCCGCGGCATCGAACAACATCTTCGTGCGGCTGCTGCTCGAATATTTCGATGACACCCCCCACGATTGCACCTGCCGGCTCCGCATCGGCGGCGCTGACGAAACGCCGGATGTAGTGACCGATCGGGTGGTGAGCGCCGCCGACGGGCGGATCGAGCGCACCTTCAACTTCCAGCTCGGCGCCGCTGTTTCCGGCTTCACCGTCGTGATCGACGGGGCGACCAATTCACCGGCATCGATGTTCCATGCCGCCGAGCGCATCCATTGGGCGCTCTGAGGGGATCAGCCATGAGCAGGACCGCCAAGAAGCAGAAGCCTATGTTCGAGCCCGAAAGGCTCTATCGCATTCGTCTCAGCCGGACGGTCGAGCACAATGGCGTGCGCCTTCGGCCTTTCGACACTCATATGGTCAAAGGCAAGATCGCCGAAATCATTCGGGACGCCATCACGCAAGTCGAAGCGCTCGATTGACATGTCGATCCGATACGACGTTTACCGGATCAAGCGCGGCGACAATCTCGGCGACCCGGAATTCTGGAACGTGCGGTTCCAGGAACTTGATTTGCGCCTGCACGCGCGCGAGCTCGACGGGCAGAAGATCGATACCGCGGTCGACCAGATTACCGCCGTGGCCCTGGAACGCATCAACACGACGTTCCTCAACTTTCTGGCCGACACCACGAACCGCATGACGGAGATCGAGGCGCAGTTCGACACGATGCAGGCGGAAATCGCCTCGTCCGTTCAGGCCGTTCAGGCGCTTGCGGATCAGGTCGACGATCTCGTGCAGGGCATCATCGACGACGGGACTTTCTAAAATGCCGGCACGGATCAAGCTTTTGCGCTCGTCCACGCCGGGCGCCGTCCCGGCGTCGCTTGAGAGCGGCCAGATTGCGATCAACGAGGCCGACGGTAAGCTGTTCTGGCGGCGTGCCGACGATACGGTCGGCGCGGCCGATCTCAATATCGAAGCGCAGATCGAGCAGGCGATCGCAGACCTTGTAAACAGCGCGCCGGCCGCGCTCGACACCTTGCAGGAATTGGCGGCGGCGCTCGGCAACGATGCGAATTTCGCAACCACCATCGCCAATGCGCTGGCCGGCAAGGTGCCGGCAACGCGAACCATTTCCGCATCCGGCCTCGCAACCGGCGGCGGTAGTCTTGCCGACGATCGTGCGATCAACGTGCCGGCGGCGTCACAAGCCGAGGCGGAGGCTGGCACCGACAATTCCAAGGTGATGACGCCGTTGCGGGTCGCGCAGGCGGTGGCCGCCTTCGTACCTGATGGCGTCCCGCCGGTAAGACAAGTCCAGGCTTCGGGACTGGCAACGGGCGGCGGCGATCTTTCCGCCGACCGCACGATCACTGTGCCGGCGGCCTCCCAGGCCGAGGCTGAAGCTGGCGCCGACAATGCCAAGGCGATGACAGCCTTGCGCACGGCGCAGGCGATCGTAGCGCAAGGCAATGCCAAGTATCAGCCAATTCCGGCGTCATCATCCTACCCCGTCGGCAGCCTGATCCTGGCTTTAAAGAATAACTCCGGCGGCGTGAACGATGGCGCGTCCATTGCCGGGTCGAATTTGCGGCGCGCTGTGTTCGGGTACGACAGCAGCAGCGGCGCGTTTGCGATGGACACCGGGGCCGGCAACTTACCCGGAACCTGGATGAACGTGTCGGGCCATCAGATCAGCCAGTTGACGGTAGGCCAAAGCCGCGGCGCTGGATATTTCGTGAGGACGGCATGAACACCAGCATTAGCAATCTTCGCTATGCCAATCCGCAGGGTGTTCTGATCGATATGATCGTCACGAAGGACGGCGAATCCTTCCCCTTCACCTATGCGCCGGACGACGATGCGCCCATGTCGAACGAGATTCGCACGCTCCTGCAGGGCGGCGGCCATCCGATCGCGGCCTATTTCGAGCCCGTACCGGATGCCGCAGCCTTGCGCGCCTATGCAGCAGCAGCGCGCTGGCGCGAGGAGATCGCCGGCATAGCGATCGGCGGCCTCACTGTCGCAACCGATGACCGCTCGAAGGCATTGATCCAGGGCGCCTATCTGCAGGCGCAGCGCGATCCGGCCTTTACTGCACAATGGAAGACCGCTGCGGGCGCCTTCGTGACCATCGGCGCTGCCGAAATCGAAACCGTCGCGCTCGCCGTCGCAGCCCACATCCAGGCCTGTTTCGGTAAGGAGGCTGAGGTCGTCCAAGCTATCGACAATCACGTCATCGACAGCTTTGCGCAGATCGACGCAGCCTTCGATGCGCTGACCTAAGCAGCGCGCCACGACCGGTGCGCGCAAGCGTTGTCAAGGCCGATGGCAGCTGACGCCTTCTTGGACCGGCGGGCATGGAACGTCGCCGTAGGAACAGAAAACGCAACATTCGCCTGTTAGTGGCTTCAACCGCTCACCACACCCTTTGCAATCATAGAAAAACTGGCAGGCGTCGGGGGGCATTCGCTCCACGGATTTGTGGCCGCATTTCGGACAGGTGATCGTCGATTCTGAAATCATGGCTTTGATCCTCCAGTTCAATATATCCCAATAGTTTGTTTCAACCCCGCGACAATTAGGACCAAACCTAAGGCCCGCAAAATGCTGTCCGTGTGCCACCGGATTACCAAGGTGGTGCACCCTTGCGAGATGTGTGCGCGAGGTCGTGAAGGGTCGGCGGCACGATGATCGATAAAGCGCGAATTCGCGCGCAAACATGCACCACAAAGGGTCGCGGCGCGCGGCCCTTTTTTTTCCAGCCTTTGCAGCGGAGACAGTTCGATGTCCTCTCCCACCTTCGGCATTTCGATCACGCGAGTCGATAACCAGCCGCGACCTGCAATTGTCAGCGACATGTCCGTGGTCGGTTTGGTCGGCACCGCCCCGCAGGCCAACGCGGATGTGTTTCCGGTCAATACGCCAGTCGTCCTCTACAGCGACGACACAGCCAAGCTCACCGCACTCGGTCTGACCGGAACGCTCCCCGACGCAATCGAGGGCATCAACGCGCAGCTCGGCGAATTCCAGGTCGCGGCCCTGGTGGTGATCGTTCGGATCGAACAGGGCTCCGATATCTGGGCCACCATCGCCAATGCCATCGGATCGTCAGCCCAGAAAACCGGGATCTGGGCCTTCACGCTCGCAGGTCCGGTGCTTGGCGTAATCCCGCGCCTGATCGCAGTGCCGAGCCTGACCTCGCAGCAATATCAGGGTCTCGGATCGCTGGTGCTCGGCACGCAAGGCGCAAACCTGACCGAGGCCCCGACCGTGGTATTCTCAGGCGGCGGCAACGATCCAGGCAAGGTCCTGCCGCAGGCTCACGCCGTCCTCGGCGAAGGCGATAATGCCGGCAAGGTGCTGTCACTCATTGTCGATCATCCGGGCGCGCATCTCTCCGGATTGCTCACGGTGTCGTTTACGGGCGGTGGCGACGATCCGGACAAAGAGCTTCCGACCGCAACCGCGACCATCGAAATCCTTGCCAATCCGGTTTGCGCCGCCCTCACCCCGGTGCTCGAAAAGCTGCTTGCGGTGGCTGTGCTCGACGGCCCGGCCACCACCCAGCAGGCCTATACAGATTGGCGCGAAACCATGCAGAGCCACCGCTTGATCCCGGTCGAAACCGCGGTGAAGGTCGGGGTCAATGCCGTCGTCAAGCCGGCCTCGCCCCGGGTGATCGGCATTGCGGTACGCCGCGATCACGAATTCGGCGGCCGGCCCTTTCATTCGTGGGCGAACCAGCCGGTTCAGGGCATCGTCGGCCCGAACCGCCCGATCGAGTTCTCGCTCACCGACGGCGCGACCGAAGGCCAAGTCTTGCTTTCGCAAAATGCCGGCATCATCGCGCGCGGTGAAATGGGCGTCGAAACCGCGATCGCGTCCGGCGGCTTTGTCTATATCGGCACCGACAATTGCTCCGAAGACCCGCTCTGGCAATTCTACCATATCGTGCGGGGGCGCGATTTCATCCACTTGATGTTCCTGCGCACACTGCGTGGCTTCCTCGGCCGCCGCAACATCGACTACGGCACGGTGCAGGACGTGCTCGACACCATGCGCTTTGCGCTGCGTGACCTGAAAGCCGACGGCGATATCATCGATTACAAGGTCGGCTTTACCCGCGATCAAAATTCGCCGGAGCAATTGCGGCTTGGCAAGTTCACCGTGGACTTCGCCGCCGAAGAGCCTCCCGTGCTGCGTCATCTTGGTATCCGCTCGGCGCGCTACCGCGCCGCCCTGGACGTCCTCCTCGACGACCTCCTCTCGCAGATCGACCTGGCCGCGTGATGTGGTTTTCCAATTCTTGCCGGTATAGGAGCACGACGTGAGCACGCTCTATGTCCTCGAAGCCGCCAATCTGTTCTGCGGCGATCACGACCCAAAGAACTCCAAGCATCTGACCCTGCAGGAGCTGAAGCTCCCGAGCCTGGAAGCCGACTATCAGGACCATATGCCGGGTGGCTCCAAGGTCGGCATCGAAATCGAGGTCGGCATCAAGAAGCTCGAACCGACCTTCAAGCTGGTCGGCTTCGATCCGGAATTGCTGACCCAGTTTGGGCTCGGCTCGCGGATCAAGCACATCTACACGGCCTATGGCGAAATCCGCGACCGTCGCACCGGCGCCTCGATAGAGCTTCGCGCCGTCATGGAGGCCCGTCTCGGCAAGATCGAAAGCGACGCCTTCAAACGGGGCGACCTCATGGCGACCGACTATGCCCTGCACGAGGTCACGCATTACGAGGTCTTTTTCAACAACCAGGAAAAATGGTTCTGGGATTTCTGGTCGAACACGCTGCGTATCAACGGCTCGGATGAAGGCCAGACCACGAACACCATCCTTCGCATTCCGCGTGCCGCAACCGCCGAGCGATAAGGGGAGAACCGTCCATGACTGCGAAGACGCAAGGTCCGCAGCCCGTATCGCAGGCCGCAACCTACCAACTCCTGTTCCCCATCACATATAGTGACGCTGGCGGCACCGAGGTCACGGTGACGGAGCTAAAACTCCGGCGACCGAAAGCCAAGGACATGCGGCTTCTGGAGCGGGTGCAGAACGACGGCGGCGGCGACATTGCCGCGTCCCTCGCGCTCCTGGCTGCCATCAACGGCCTGCCCGAGAGCGCAATCGACGAGCTCGACGCCGAGGACGTCCTGGAGCTTTCCGGAGTGCTGCTCGGTTTTTTGCCGGAGAAGCTTCGCCGCAAGGATGGCGAAGCGTCATAGCCGAAACGGCGCATATTCTCGCAACCCCGATCACCAACCTGCTCGATATGGATTGGGCCGAGGTCTGCGCCTGGCACGAGGAAGCGGCGCGGATCGCCAAGGCCAATATAAGTCGATAGCCCGCAATGCCTGATGTGACCTCGCGCCTGATCGTCCGTCTGATCGACGGCGTGTCCGGCCCAGCGCGGGCGGCGGCCCGATCCCTTGCCGCTTTGCAAACGGCCGGTCGGGCCACCGTCGCGCTTGGCACCGCAAGGCAGATCGCGGCAAACGCACAGGCGCTCCAACGTCATACCCAGGCGATGGCGACCGCAGTGTCGGCGCCGATGGCGATTATCGGCGCGATCGGGGCAAAAACCGCCTTCGAATTCGAAAAGGCCGGCAACATGCTGGAGGCGCTGGGAGAGGCGACCGCCGCTCAGCGGCAGGAATTCGAGAAGATCGCGAACGTCCTGAACGCCAAATACCCGCAGAGCGCCACCGAGATTATCCGCACCGGCACCGAGCTTCTCAAGGCGGGTCTCGACTGGAAGCAGATGTTCGGCGCCATGGACTCAACGCTCGCGACCGCAATCCTGGGCGACATGAAGCCTTCGGACGTGGCGACGATCATCGCAGCCTCGCTGAATGCCTTTCAGATGCCGAGGGAAACCCTCGAACAGGCGGCGCGCTCGACCACGACCGTTGCCGACCGGATTTCCTATGCCGCGGTGAAGACCACGGCCTCGCTCCGCGACATGGGCGAAATGTTCAAATACGTGGCGGGCGCTGCGGGTGCGACCGGGTCCACCATCGACGACGTGACCGCCATCGCCATGGCCTTTGCCCAAAACAAGGTCGTCGGCTCGGAAGCGGGCGTGGCGCTCCGCTCGGCGATCGTGCGCATGGTCCGGATGCCCAAGGGTGGGCTTGCCGCCTTGAACCGGGTCGGTCTCAATCTGAACGACTATATCCAGGGCAAGCAGCAGATCACATCCGACCGGATCATCTCAGGGCTTCTGGCCGGCGGCATCGATGCGGCGCCGCTGAAATCGCAGATCGATGCGCTGGTCGAGGATTCCGCCTTGCAGAACGCGCCTCTCAAGCTTGCCGCCAAGGTGCAGGCGCTTTTACAGGAGCACATGAAGTCGACCGGCTCGGCGATGGACGCAAGCGCGATCGCCGAAAACGTGCAGGAGAGCATCATCGCGGCCGGCACCAAGATCGACCTCCTTCGATTCTTCACCGACCTGAAAAAGAAAATGGCGGAAGGCAAAGCCACGATGGGCGACATTTCGCAGATCTTTGAGGGCCGCCACTTCGCGCGCATGCAGGCTGTGCTGGCGGCGGACCTCGACAAGATCAAGGCCGATATCGTGCAAAACGCCGAAGGGTTTACCGCAGAACGATACAAGATCGCGATTAAGGGTATCGTCGGCCCGGTCTATGAATTGACCGCGGCGCTTGAAGGCCTCGCGGTGGCCTTGGGCAAGGTGGTGTTTCCGAGCCTGATCACCTTCATCAATCAACTCACGAACGCACTTAAAAACCTGTCGGAAACGAGCCCAGAAACCCTGAAATGGCTGACCTATATCGGCGCGGGTCTCGCCGTGCTGGCGCCGCTCGGCTTTGCGCTCGGCGGTCTGGTGGCAGGCTTTGCAGCAGCCGCGGCCGCGGTGAAGCTGCTGGTCGGCGCCTTCGTTCTGCTCGGCGGATGGGCCGCGGCAATCGTGGTCGGCCTCGCAGCGCTAGCATACGCGATCTACACCAATTGGGACGCCTTCAAACTATGGGCAGAATACAGTATCGACGGGCTACGTCGGTTCAACGCCGCCCTGATTGCGGCCGAGGAAAGCGTCCGCGCCAAGATCGCCGAGATCGCGGCGGGGCTGACCGGCCTCGGTTCGCGCATTGCAGAATCGATCCAGCAGGCCGCTGCGAACTTGTTCTCCATCGGCGCGAACATGCTGCAACAGCTGTGGGACGGCATGAAATCGAAGCTGTCCGACATGTTAGGATGGGCATCCGGCATCGGCGCGCGGATCAAGGGTGCGCTGACCGGGAGCGCCATCACCGGCGAGAGCGTCGGGGGCGAGACGCCGACCGCCCGCGCTCTTGGCGGCAATGTCAGCAAGGGCCGCGCCTATGTGGTGGGTGAGCGCCGGCGCGAACTCTTCTTCCCCGGCGTCTCGGGCACGATTCATCCGACCACCCAACTCGGCGGCGGCGGGGTCTCGATGTCCTTCAACCCGGTTTTCAACATCGACGGCGCGCAGGACGCGCAAGCGGTCGCGCAGGAAACCTATCGCCTATTCGAGGCGCGCGTACGCGAACTGTTCCGCGGCCTACAGGCCGACGCGGGCCTGCGGTTCGCTTGAGAGCTCGGTCATGCTGGCCCAGCTCGGTTCGGTGCAGATGGAGGTCTGGCCGCTCAACCTCACCGAAACCTCGCTCGATAGCGAAGCGACCTTCGCCGAAAAGTCGGTCATGGGCCGCCGTCCGCCGCTTGAATTCGTAGGGCCCGGCGCAGAAATACGGACCCTCAAATGCAAGCTGTTCCCGGGCAAGTTCGGCGGACTGTCGTCGCTGCAACGCCTGCAAGCGCAACAAACGTCCGGCCTTCCGATGCCCTTCATGCGGGGTGACGGTACCGCGCTCGGCTGGTTCGTGATCGAGAAAATCAGCGAACGGGCCAGTTATCTCGACCGCCATGGCATTGGACAGGTGATCGAGCTTGATGTCACGGTCAAGCGCTCTGACCCGCCGCGCGGCGGCGCCATCTTTTCGATCATCGGATCCTTGGGATAGCCACGCATGCCGGACATCGCCCGCGAGACCTTCACAGTCAGGTCCGACGGGATGTCGGTCGATCTGATCGTCTGGCAGCGGTTCCGCCGTCCGATGCCGGGCCTGTTCGAACGCATCATGGCGCTCCCGGAAAACCAGCACCTCGAACATTGCGGATTCGTGCTGCCGTTAGGCACCGCTGTCACCATCCCGATCGAGCCGTCGCCACGCGAGCAGGAATTGCCGGTGATCTCGCTGTGGGACTGAGATGGTGAAGCGCGCCTTTTACCAGATCATGGTGTCCGGACAGGACATCTCTTCGCGCTTCAACCCGCTTCTGATCGACATTCGCATCAGCGACCGCGAAGGCACCCATTCGGACACCGCCTCGATCCGCCTCGATGACCGCGACGGCCGCATCGCCCTGCCGCCAACCGGCGCGCCGATCGCGATCATGCTCGGCTGGGAAGGTTTCGGGGCGGCCTCGGTGTTCGTCGGCACCGTGGATGAGGTCAAATCAAGCGGCTCGCGCGGCGGCGGCCGCGAACTCACGATCAGCGCCAAGGGCGTGGATACCGAGGGCACCTGCAAGCAGCCGCAGCAGAAGCACATGGACAACAAGACGGTGAAGGAGGCTCTGGAACAGGCCGGCCGCACCGCCGGTATCAACGCCATCAAGGTCGATCCGTCGTTTGCCAGTCAGCGCCGTGACTGGTGGGGGTTGAACGACGAAAGCTTTCTGCATTTCGGCGAGCGCTTAGCGCGGGAGCTCGGCGGCATCTTCAAGGTGCGCGGCACCGAGGCAATTCTCGCCGCCAAGGGCGCCGGCTCGGCAACCGGGCTCGCCATGGGCAGCGTCACCGGGCGCTACGGCGACAACCTCATGTCATGGGACATCAGTCCGACGATGGGACGGCCGCGGCATCGGCGCGCGCGGGCTCGCTGGTACGACCAAAAAGCGGCCAAGTGGCAGGACGTCGAGGTCGACATCCAGGACCAGGGCGCCCGCGCGACTATGGGCGACCGTTTCTCGCGGGCGGATCGCACCGAAGCGCAGGGCTCGGCCAATAACGGCGCGAAGGATTCAGAACGCGAGAAGGGTGGCGGCTCGGCCACGATCGACGGCAACGCCGCGGCCAAGCCGGGCGGCGTGTTCATGCTTTCAGGCACACGCCCCGGCATCGACGGCGCCTATCGAATCGAGGGGGTCGAGCACTCCTATTCCCGGGCGGGCTGGACGACCAAGCTCGATCTGAAGCAACCGCAAGCCGGCTGATCGGGCGGCCGATCACGGACGCTTCGTGACAAAGACTCGCCGACCCCATCTCTGAGGGCGGTACGAGATCTGTCGCCCGAGTGTCGAAGCGGCGCAACACTCAACCAACCGTCCCACATCAAGAGGTCTTTTCATGCTGCGAGCAGCCTTGCTCGCGTGCGCGATGGCGTGCGCGGCCGAGCCGGCCTTTGCGTTCTTTCACGGGCCCTGGAACGTTCACGAGCAAAACGTAAACATCATCAGGACCTATATGCGCCCGGGCGGCGAAGCGTCGCCCTCGCCCAAGCTGCGCCGTGTGATCGCCGACCTACGCCGGAAATACGGCAAGACCGCCGTTCGCAATGTCGGCGGCGCCCGCCGCGGCAACGTCGCCGGCACGAATATGCCGTCATGCCACAATGGCGGCCACGCCTTCGACGCGCATTTCTCGGCCGCGGCGCGCCGCGCGGTGATGGCGGACAAAAGCCTCGGCGTCATCACTTATTCCGGTCGCATGACCCACGTCCACGTTTCGGATTGCGCACGCGAGCGCGGGCTGCGCGCACACAAGCGCAACTGACACCGACCTGCTCGCGTGGCCGACAGCGCAATCGTCGGCGCTTAGCTTCGAGTCTGGCCTTTCACGAACTGCAGTCAACGGAGACCCCGGATGGACCTTCAATGGTGGATTACTGTCATCGGCGTTCCACTCGTCGGGGCGCTGTTCTGGCTTCGTGTCCACGACCGGGAGGCCATCGACAAGGGCCTTCGCGAAATCAAAGACGACTTCGCCAACTATAAGCTTCTCGTTGCCACGAGCTTCGTCACGGCAACCAGCATGAAGGACCTCGAGGTCCGGATCATGAGCCACCTCGACAAGATCGAGAAGAAAATCGATCGCGTGATCGAACAGGGTCATCCGCCCGGCGACTAGGCACGGGTCCACATCGAGCACTTTCCATCTCGGCCGCCCCAAAGGCGGCCGTTTCGATTCTGGGGCACCACAATGACGAAATCCACCTACGACGAAGCCTTGCGCCGCCTGCTCGTTCACGAAGGCGGCTACACCAACCATCCGTCCGACCCCGGCGGGCCCACGAATTTCGGCATCACCATTCAAGACTACCGCAAATACGTGAAGCCAAACGCCACGGCCGCCGACGTGCGCACGATGAAGCTCGACGAGGCCAAGGTCATCTATCGCACGAAATATTGGGATGCTCTGTGCTGTGACGAACTTCCCGCGGGCGTCGATTATTCCGTCTTCGATTACTGCGTAAATTCAGGGATCGGTCGCTCGGGCCGCGTGCTGCGCCGCGTCGTCGGACTGCCCGACACAACGCATGTCGTGACGGACGATGCCCTACGCGCAGTCACCGGGCGCAATCCAAAAGCTCTGGTGACCGCAATCAATGGCGAGCGGCTCCGTTTCCTGAAGAGCCTCAAGACCTGGCCGGTCTTCGGCGCCGGCTGGGGCCGCCGCGTTGCCGAGGTCAGAGCTTTCTCGCTCGAACTGGCCGAGCGCCCCGTCATCACGTCAAGCCCACGTCCTGCGCCCGTTGAGGCCGCGCCGGCGAAGGGCGTAGTGCCGCTCCCGAAAGGCCTGCAGAAGGCCACGACCGCCACCCCCGTTGCAGCAGGTGGCGCGACTGCAGCAGCGCTGCACGATTCTGGGCACGACCCCTGTACTATCGTGGCCGTGGTCGGCGGCTTTGTCCTGATCGCTGGCATCGGCTGGGTTGCCTTCCACACCTGGCAGCAGCGTAAGCAGCACGCTCCTACTCCCGGCCTCGTGCCGGTGCCGGCGGCTTGAGGGGGCGGGCCATGAAGAAGGTGCGCGCCTTCAACATCCGCGGCCTCGGTCGCTTTCCCTCGAACGGCATGGTCAAGCTCACACGCCGGTTGAACGAGATTCCCGGCGTCAGTGCCACCACCGATGATCACGGCATCTTTGGATTCGAGTATGTCGGTAATCTCACCAGAGCCTGCATCGCAGCCCACAGATCCGGTCGGTTGATCGCGCTCACCGGCCATTCATTCGGCGCCAACGCCGCGATCATGATCGCCGGCCGACTGGCTGAGCAGGACATCGCGGTCGATTACCTCGCCGCAATCGATCCGGCGGCCCAGTCCGCACTCAGCGTCCCGCTCAACGTCAAGCGAATCTACAACCCTTATCAAAAGGTCGATCCGGTCGGCCGCGGCGTCGTTAAGCCCGCCAACGGCGAAAGCAAAGCGCACTGGAGTGCGCGCGCGGTGATCGAGCGCAGCGACCAGCTTCACGTCCGGATCGACGACGATCCCGTCGTTCACCGCAACATCGTCGCTGCCATCCAGGCACTTACAGCCACAGCATAGGAGGAGAGCATGTTCTGGATCGTCGCCGCACTGATCGCAGGCTACATCGCCGCGATTTTCACCTGGCCCAAACTCCGCACCTGGGTCGCCATTGACGCCAAGATCGACTCGTTGCGCGAGAAGGCTCGCGTGCACGCAGCCAAGATCAAGACCTTCATCGGGAGCTGAACAATGTGGGAGCGTATCAAGGCATGGTTCAAGCACTCGGCCACGATTCTCTGGGCCCGGATCGTCGGGCTCGGCGGTCTTGTGTTCGCCGCGCTCGAAGCGATGGGTGGCTTCTTCGAGCTGCCAGGGATAAGAGAAAATATTCAGTTCCTCCTCAATCCAAGCTACGTGCCCTACTACATCATCGCGATTGCGCTCGTAACCGAACTCGCGCGCCGGCGCACCCTCAGTAAGGGTGCTGACTGATGTGGGCGTGGCTGGCAAGTTTCTTAGGTGGCCCGGTCGTCAACAGCTTGATCAACGCCTACAAGGCCAAGCTCGACGCCGCCAACACGCAAGACCGGATCGCAGCCGATCTCGCCGCCAAGGAAATCGAGGCTGATATCGAGGCGCGCAAGCAGGCCTCCGCCATCATAGTTGCCGAGCAGGGACGCTGGTATACAGCCATCATCCGGCCGCTGCTCGCGTTGCCAGTTATCATCTACTTTTGGAAGGTGATCGTCTGGGACAAGGTTCTCGGCCTCGGCAGCACCGATCCACTCACCGGCATGATCGCCGATTGGATCGGCATGATCATCACCGCCTATGTCGGTGGGCGCTCGATTGAGAAGGTTGCACGAATTTTCAGACGGTGA